CGACGTTCATCACGAGATGCAACAGCCTCTGTCTCGCCTCTTGCCTTGGTGTGAGCAGACAACTATTGAAGGTGAAAACAAAGCGGTTGATTCACTCGCACAAGTTGAATTGGTTGAAACTGTTGGTCGTCATCAACAAATCAACGAAATCGTTCCTGAACACAAAAGACGTAAACTACAGCCCAGACGTTATTCGGCTGCAATTCTCGTCGATACCAACGATATCCTTTCTGTCCTTATGGACCCAGACAAAGAATACCGCAGAGCTTTGAACGCGGCTATTTGGCGTCGAGTTGACCGAATCATCGCAACAGCGGCTCATGCTGATGTCCTAACGGGCAAAGAGTTCGGGACAACTACCACTTTTGCAACTGATGGTGGAAACACTGTTGATGCAACAGCGGGCCTGACTTATGCGAAGATGTTGGAAATTGTGAAAAATTTCACCAACAACGAAGTCGGTAACGACGGTACGCTTGAGTCGGTTTTTGCTTTCACAGGTGATGAAGAGGAAACCATGATGCAGATTAGCGAGCTGACATCAGGTGACTTTTCTCGTCAGTTCGCAGTCGACAAGGGCAAGTTGATGATGGCTCTTGGGATGTCAGTTACCAAATTTGGTGCTGATGTAAACGACCCAATCCTTTCGGTCACTGGTGGAACCCGTGACAACATTGTGTTGCAGAAAGGTGGCATCAAGTTCGGCATGAAAGGGTCTGTTGAGATCGTAGTTGAGAAACTACCCGAGCGTACTCAAACATTCAAAATTGAGGCCATTCTCAATGCGGGCGCAGTTCGCAAAGAGGGCGTCATGGTCCAAAAATTTCAAACTACTGAGTCATAAACTGGGAGGTTTATTTTGGCTATTGAAGATAAATATGTAGATTCGCAATTAGCATTAGATACTCCCACTCATGCGCTTTTGTCTGGTGGGGCAGCGGAGAAAGTCATTTGTTTGAATTTCGAAGTCGCAGCGGCGGATGACAACGCTAGTTTGTATCGAGTCGCTAAAGGCATTAGCTCAGACCGTCGATTGGTCCAAGCTGAAATGGTTAACGATGCGATGACTTCTAGCTCCGATTGGGATTTTGGTGTCTATAAGGGTCTCGATGATGGCGGCGCAGTAATCGTAAAAGATTGTTTCGCAAACGGTGTCAGCAACACTTCAGCCCGAGCAATGGGTTCAGCCATTTCTCTGCTTTCAGCGATGGATCAGAATGAGTGGAGTGACGAAATTTATAAAGTTGCTGGTGAGACTGAAGGTGCGCGAACGTTTAAAGTTGACCTTGTGTTGACTGCTAACGCTGTCGGGTCGGCTGCGGGCACCATTGGCATCCTTATAGAGTTTGCTTAAATCTAAACCTGGGGAGTCCCTATGGCTACGCAGGCGATAAATGAGGTTGCTATTTGTAACCTCGGGTTGGGACTCCTCCAGCAAGCGCAAATAACATCTATTGAAACCCCGGTGTCAAACGCCGAGGTTATTTGTGCTTTGTGGTATCACACTATCAGACGGCTCACACTGGCTGGTCACTTGTGGAACTTTGCAAAGAAAAGGGTATTGCTCCCAAAACTTGCCGAGGCCCCCGAGTTTGAGCACGATTCAAAATATGCATTCCCTTCAGATTACATCAGACTTGTAAGATTCGGCAAACTGCATACCGACTCTGTGGATTACACTATTGAAAACAATGAGATTCTGACAACGGGTTTGGGTGATTTAACTCTCCCCATTGTATACATCTATGATTTCACTATTGTAACTCAGATGGCTCCGCTGTTTGTCGATCTTTTCGCGCATGAGTTCGCTCTAAGAACTGCACCTTTCTTTAAAGCCGACCCCAACATTATTAGTGGCCTTGTAATTCTACGTGATAGGTTATACAAAAAAGCTACGGGCGTTGATGGTCAGGAAGACAAACCGAAAGTGCTTCATAGATCTCGAATGTTATCGGCAAGACGAAGTGTAGGCACTGTATGAAGGTGAAGAGATGCCCAAATCAAAATCATTAATAACAAATTTCTCTAGTGGTGAGATAACTCCTGAACTTGGTGGTCGGGTAGAACTCCCTGTATTTAAAAACTCTGTAAGTTTCATGCAAAACTTTGTACCAACCTCTAAAGGGGCTGCACGGTACAAGTACGGCGGCGCTTGGATTAGTCTTGGGCAAGGCTATCACATCCCATACACTTTTGATGATGAGTTCAGTTATTCAATTCTCGTTCGTTCATCGACCATGAACTTTATGAAAAATGGGGCCATCATTTTTGAAACTACAACACCCTCAATCACAGCGGTTACAAAAGCTAATCCCGCAGTCGTTTCATCCACTGGTCATGGGTTTTCAGACGGTGATGAAATTTACATCACTGGTGCCGCTGGAATGGAAGAGATTCTTGGTGGTCCGTATATTGTTGCAAATAAAAATGCTAACGATTATGAGCTTACAAACGCTGAAGGCGTTAATATAGATTCTACCAATTACACCACTTATACAGGTGGGGGTGTAGCTAACACACCAGTAGTTGTTGCGAGTCCTTGGACTTTAGATCAAGCGACAGAGCTTAGATGGACTCAAATTGATGCTATTCTTTATCTCGTTCAAAAAGGTGTAAGGCCAAAAGAAATCGCTCGTGGTGGAGATGACGTTACCTGGACTATTCAAAATTATGTCCCCACAGGAGCGCCCGCGCCCGCGTTCACAGGGGCGGGCGATTTTCCAAGAGTCATTGCATCCTACGGTCAGCGTTTGATTTTTGGCTCATCAATAAACAACCCGATGAAGCTTTGGTTTTCTGAAGCGGGCGATGTGAATGATCTTCTAGCTAACACCGGGGCCACCGACCCTTTTGCTAGGATAATGGCCTCAAGCGTTTCAGAGGTAATGCATAACCTTCACGGGTTGGAAGATTTTCTTTCGATCATTACCAACAACCAAATATATAAAGGTACAGCTTCCACAGGCGGTGAGTTCACACCTTCTGATTTCTCAGTCAATCCGTATAGTTTTATTGGTTCGGCCAACTTCCCATCGGCTACTTCTGACAACAGAATTCTTTTCATTCAAAATGGCCGAAAGAAAATTCGATCTATCAGGACTCGTGTTGAACAAGAAATCCCGGTCCCTGATTTTTTAAACCTAGCGTCCACACATTTAGCAAGCTCTCTTATGAAAGCGACAGTTTTCCAAGAAGGGGACCCAAACATTTTGTATTGTCTACGAGATGATGGGGCCATAAATATTATGACCATCGATGACAACGAGCAAATCGTTGGGTGGGCTAGATGGAAACCTACAGGTGGCGAGGTTTTCTCAATTGGCGTGACTAAAAACCAATCGGGTTATGATGAAGTCTGGATGTGCATCAAGTACACAATTGAAGGTGGCGTTCGATATTATAATGAGTTTTTTACCGAACCACCCGTGATACCTATTATTCAAGATTTCTTTACAGGTGGTAGTGATAAAGCAGGCGATGAATCCTCTTTCGGGTACTCAATGTATGAAGCACAGAAAACTCAAAGGTATTTGGATTCAAGCCTTTTTTATGATGGTGCGGCCCTTGGGTTAGCCCTCAATGTAACACTCACTCCAAGTGCGGTATCAGGAAGTGATGTTACAATGACTGCATCAGGAGCGTTCTTTTTAGCGACAGATGTTGGTAAAGAGATCCATGTGAAAGGGGCTGTGGGTAGAATTACAATTCACACCTTTACATCGACCACTGCCGTAAAAGGTAGAGTGACTGTTACCTTTGCAAACACCAACGCGATTGCTGCGGGTTCATGGTACTTAACAACAATAACTTTATCAGGACTCAGGCACCTAGAAGGTGAGACGATAAAGCTGATAGTTGATGGGGGAACACAAACTGATGCTCTTGTTACTAATGGTCAGGTGACTTTAAATAATCAGTACAGTTTTGTGTTCGCAGGCTTTGGGTACCCAGGAACGATTGTAACAAATGAACTCAACCAATTAGGGTCTTTGGTTGGCGAGATAAAATCAATCTATAGAATGGCGATTCGATTCTTAAACACTCTTGGTGCAAGATATGGGACAGACCCCTATGCTCTAAAAGCCATTCAGTTTCGGTCATCAAAAGATCTTACCAATCGCCCGGTTCCTTTGTTCACTGGGGATAAGGATTTGGAAGTTCTGGATTTCTCTGATTTGAATAAAAAGATTGTCATCAGACAGGACTCTCCGCTACCTTGTACCGTTGTCGCTATTAAGTCAGCTTTTGAAGTAGGTATAAGATGATTAGAGATGCTAATCCTTCAGATTTTGGAAAGGTCACACCAATGCTCGATGAGATTCGTCTTCTGCAAAAACATGGCATCAACACCGCAGCCCTTTCTAAAGTTATGAAGAATGGGCATTTCTGGACCCAAGAGGTTGGCGGTAAAGTGTACGCCGTTTTTGGTATTATATTTTTGCAAAGTCATTGTGAA